TTCAATAAATCTTAAATAATAAATAATTAATGTGGGGCTTCGGCCCCACAGTTTCTTAATTAAGGAGGGAAACACATGGCAGACGTAGTAACAGGACCAGAAGTCCTACAAGAAAATGACAAACGAGTAACACTAAAAATAGTTGTTGAATCAGACGGAAACGGCAGCACAACAGTATTTTTTGATTCTTCAGCTAGATTAGTTAATGGCGCTGCATCACTTGGAACCTTACAAAGAATATGGTTTTCATGTTCTCCAGGAAATGGTTTTGATTCGTTTGCGCGTTTAGATTTTGAAGATTCTGACGGCGATAGACCTTTATTAGGATTAACTGGCGCAGCCTATTGGGATTTTAGAGAGTTTGGTGGATTGCCACCAAGCACTGATGCTAATACCAATGGTGATATTAATTTTGTTGTAGCGGCAGCCGCTGACGCTGGCAACATGTACACAGCAATAGCAGAATTTATTAAGACACCTACATAGGAGGGTAACTAATGGCCAATACAACTTCAGGCACAGTTACTTTCGACAAAACTTTTGCAGTAGATGAAATTATTGCAGAAGCATATGAACGAATAGGTTCACAAGTAACTTCTGGATATCAACTAAAAACAGCAAGACGTTCTTTAAATATAATGTTTCAAGAATGGGGAAATAGAGGTTTGCATTACTGGGAAGTAGGGGAAGCTGATATTAATCTTGTTGAAGGTCAAGCAGAGTATATTTTCTTTAGAGCAACTTCTGATGGCACTAGTGCTGTCACAAATCCTGCTGATACTTATGGTGTAGCCGATATCCTTGAAGCAACTTTAAGAGCAGATAGAACTGCAGTAGATCAAGCAGATTCTTTAATCACAAAAATCTCAAGATCAGTTTATTCTTCTTTAGCAAATAAATTATCTAAAGGAACACCTTCACAATATTTTGTTCAAAGATTTATAGATAAAACTACAATGACAATTTATCCAACTCCAGATTCCACTAATGCAGCTAAAGCAATAAATTTTAATTTTATAAAAAGAATACAAGACGTAGATGGAACTTACACAGATGCAACAGATGTGCCATTTAGATTTGTACCTTGTATGGTATCTGGATTAGCTTTTTATTTAGCTCAAAAATTTAGTCCACAATTAGTACAACAAATGAAATTATATTATGAAGATGAATTATCTAGAGCATTGTCTGAAGATGGTTCTCCTAGTAGCACTCATATAGCACCAAAAATTTATTACCCAGGATAATTAATGACATTAGCAAGAGGAAAATACGCAAAAGCAATATCGGATAGATCAGGAATGGAGTTTCCATATAATGAAATGGTTCAAGAATGGAATGGTCATTTTGTGCATATATCTGAATTTGAAGAAAAACATCCTCAATTAAATATTAGTTCAAATACAGGAGAAGGTATTGGTTTATCTAATGCTAGACCCGATAGAGCTGAAACAGAAGTAGCAAGAATTTTAAGCCCTAATCCTTTTCAAACGATTGCAGCTTCATCTGGAATTATAAATGTATTTGAAAAATCTCATGGTAGGTCAACAGGTAATACTGTAAGATTTAGAGGACCAATTCATACTTCATCTGATCCAGATGGTTTTGAAAACCCTAAAGGTTTTGATGGAATAACAGGAACAAATATTGCAAAAACTGCAGGATACTCTATCACAGTCGGTAAAAGAGATTCAAGCGGAAATATTACAAACACAACAGATTTCTATCACTTTACTGTAGATACAAACACTGCTACAACAGGTAGTATATCAGGAGGAGGCAATAGTTGTTCGGCTGGTCCAGCAACTATAACAGCATAATATGGCAGGATTTACTTACGCAACATTAACAACAGCAATTCACAATTATACTGAAGTTGGTACAACTGTATTAACAAGTACAATTACAGATCAATTTATTGATAATGCTGAAACTAGAATTATGAGAGATGTACCTATTGATGCCAATAGATTAGCAGCTACAGATAATATGGTAGCTAATCAAGCTTTTGTAAATGCTCCAGCAGGTGCATTAGTTATTAGAGGAATTCAAGTTGCAGATGCAACATCATCTTTAACTAATCCTATATGGTTAGAGAAAAAAGATGAAACATTTTTAGAAGAATATAACAATCCAGCTTCTACTGCTAGACCAAAATACTATGCTATGAAGGGTGGTGCAACTGGTGTTACAAACACTACTTCAGGAGGAGCTTTATTATCTCCAATACCTAATACAACATACGTATACAAAATTCATTACAACGCTAGACCTACAGGTTTAAGCGCATCAACTACAACAAATTTTATTAGCCTTAACTTTCCAAATGGTTTATTATATGCCGTCTTGGTAGAAGCATATGGTTATTTAAAAGGTCCAGCAGATATGTTACAACTGTACGAACAAAAATATAAACAAGAAGTAGAGAGATTTGGAGGAGAGCAACTAGGTAGTAGAAAAAGAGACGACTACGCTGATGGTACTATCAGAATACCTGTGAACTCACCAACACCTTAAGGAATTAAATTATGGCATCAACATTTACAGATATTGGCACAGAGTTAATGACCACTGGCGAGAACGCCGGTACTTGGGGAACAAAGACTAATACCAATTTACAAATTTTAGAAGAAGCATTTAATGGAGTTGCATCACAAGCCTTAACAAGTGGTGGCACTGTAACTTTAGCTTACACAGATGGAGCAGTTGGAGATGTAGCCCGTCACGCGTTTATAGCTTTAACAGGTTCACTATCTGGTAATGCAATTGTTATAGTTCCCGCTAATGAAAAAGTTTGGATCTTTGATAACCAAAGTACAAATGCACACACAGTTACAGTAAAAGTAACTGGTCAAACTGGTGTAACTTGGGGAGCATCGGACAAAGGAACAAAAATATTATATGCTAATGGGACAGATGTTATTGATACAAACATTGGTAGTTCTGTTGGTGGACTAGATTTAAATGCAGAAGAATTTGTTTTAGACCTTGATGGTGATACAAGTATTACCGCAGACACTGATGATCAGATAGATATTAAAATAGGTGGAACAGATCAAATTAAATTAGTTGATGGGGCTATTGTTCCCGTTACAGATAATGATATTGATTTAGGTACTTCAAGTTTAGAATTTAAAGATGCATTTTTTGATGGCACAGTAACTGCAGATGCTTTTGCTGGACCACTTACAGGTAACGTAACAGGAAATGCTTCTGGTACAGCAGCAACAGTAACAGGTGCAGCACAATCAAATATTACATCATTAGGAACTTTAACAACTTTAACAGTTGATGACATTACAATAAATGGTAGTACAATATCTGACGCTGGTGATTTTACTTTAGATGTTGAAGGCGATATTACATTAGACGCTAACGGTGCTGATGTATTTTTAAAAGATGCGGGTACTACTTATGGATCATTAACTAACACATCAGGAGATTTAATAATTAAATCAGGAACAACAACTGCATTAACATTTGATGGTGCAGATGTTGCAATCGCTGGAGATCTTACAATTGGTGGCGATGATCTTACTATGGCTACAAACACTGCAGGTCATTTATTGATTGCAGACGGAACTAATTTTAATCCTGTAGCAGTTACAGATTTATCTGCAATTTCAACTATTGCATCTGGAGATACTTTATTAGCAGTCGATGCTTCTGGTGGTGGACTTAAAAAAGTTGCAAGATCAGTTCTTGTAGCAGGACTTGCTACATCTTCAGCAATAACAGATATTGTACAAGATACTTCACCTCAATTAGGTGGTAATCTTGATATGAATGGTGCAGATATTATTACTACTTCAAATGCAACTATTGATTTAGCTCCTAATGGAACTGGAACAGTTGTTGTAAGAGGTAATACAAACTCTGGTGCTATAGTATTTAACTGTGAAAGTAATTCACATGGACAAAAAGTTATTGCACAACCACACTCTGCAAGTGTAACTAACACTTTATTATTACCAGCGAGTGGTAACTCAACTTTAATGTCTCTTATTTCAACAGACACTTTAACAAATAAAACACTTACAGCAGCTAGTAATACTGTTGGGTTAGGTACATTGGATATTGATGGTGGGACAGATATTGGGGCAGATTTAACAACAGCTGATTTAATCGTAGTAGATGATGGTGCTGGTGGGACAAATAGAAAATCAGCTTTATCAAGAGTAATAACTTTAGTTACTGCAAACATAGCTGATCCAACTGCATTAGCAATTGCACTAGGATAATAAACATTGACTTTTTTAACAAACAACAGTATAATATAAATAACAGGGAGAATAACAAATGGCGAATACATTTAAAGTAGTTACATTTGCAGCAGAGCCAGCTTCAGCAGGTACTGCTTATAAGATGTATACTTGTGCAGGAAGCACAACTACAGTAGTTCTTGGTTTAATACTTACAAATATACATTCTAGTGCAGTTACATGCGAAGTAGAACTTGTAAGTGATACAGCAAACAGAGCTGTAGCTAATAACGCTGCAAACGGAACATCTTTTTTAGTAAAAGACGTAACAATTCCAGCAGGATCTTCACTTGAGATTCTATCTGGTGGTAAAGTTGTCCTAGAGACAACAGATGAATTAAAAATAGATTGTTCAGTAGCTGATAAACTATCAGGTACACTTTCTATAATGGAAATAACGTAGGGGTAATATATGTCATACATTGGTAAGCAACCTAGAAAAGCAGCTTTAACTTCTAGTGATATAGAAGACGGTATTATTACCGCTGCCAAAATTGAAGATGGTGCAG